AAATTATAAATAGGTTTTATACATCGTTATATTATCTTCCAATAGATAAATATGCTATATCTGTTGGGTATAGATTATTTTCGTATTAAAAGGATAAAGGAATGGGAAAAGTTTGTTTGTATAATGAAAAAGCTAAGAAAGTTTTCAACAATAGAGGAAAGGATTGGTGGGTAGAGGATTACGGAAGAAATTGGGGATCTGATGTAGCTATAAAATGGAATAATTTAGTTGTGCCTGAAAATTATAAACCTTATTATGCAGAGGACAAAAGAGTTGATTCGTATGGTGAAGCTAAAGAGCTGACAGCTGTTGAAATAGTTCCAAAAGATGTTATATTAAACGCTTGCGAAAAACATTTAAGAAGAATTATAGAAGAATTATACAACATTCAGGAGAAAACAATGGAAAAAGAAGTTATTGAAATTATAGAAGAAATAAGAATCGGGAATGTGGTTTTAGAAAAAGGTGACAAGATTGAAGTTCTTTCTAATTTAGAAGAATCAGATGAAATAGCAAAATTAAAAAAATATGAACGTAAAAAGATTGATGTAGTTGCTTTATATATTTCGGAAGATCTAAAACCTACGATAACCATGGGACAACCAACAATGGAAATTACAGGAAGTGAAATCATATTTAGTAACAATAAATCACATGTGCAGCTTCCAACAAGAGACATTATTTCTATGTATGAAGAAAAGGACTTTTTTGCAATAGCTTTTAAGAATGAAAAGAAACTTCAAGTAACCTTCATTGAAAGGTATTAATAAAAAAGAGGAAAAAGATGATAAAACTAAAAGAATTTGGAAAACAACTTAACGGCAAAAGATCTCAAGAAGTGGGAGAAAGAATTTGGGATGAATACGGTTACGATCTTTTAGAGCTATCGAATACAGAGTTGCTCAATGGGTATGAGAGTGAGTTGAGAGATAGAAAACTTAGAAAAGCCTATCTCGCTATGCTCTATGCTCGCTATGAAGATCGTTACGGAAGAGAACCCCGAAACATATCTCAAGTAAGAACTTCCTTAGATCTTGAAGAACCAAGGGTGTAAACTAATATAATATAATGAGTGTAACAAGTAAGTATTATACATCAGTAAACTTCCTCAATAACATTTATGCAGTAGACTTGCAGGCAATAGATCACTTTGCAGAACTGTTCTTTAACGGAGATGCTTCTCGAGTTATTTACGCCTCTAACGCTTATGCTTTTAGAAAGAGAGCTGATCAGAATGAGGGTAATCTTGAGCTTCCTTTCATTAACTTTTATCTTAACGGGTACGATCCTGGAATAAGAGAAAGGTGGCATGTTGGAGCGTACTCTTCAGGTATGTTTATAGATGAAATAGGAGAGAAGGTGCAATTCGCGCCTATTACTCTAAGTTATGAAGCAAGCTATTGGTGTCATACAGATTATGATGTGAAGTACGCATTCAGTGAGTTTGTATGGGATACGGATAATAAAACTATCCTTAAACCTTCTGTAAGTATAAAAGGAGAAGATATAGCTTTTCCAGCCCACCTTTCTTATAGTGGTCTTGATATCAATCCCACATATAATGAACAAGATTGGTTGGAAAGGAATAAGATTCATTCAGCCTCTATCGATTTTGATTTTGAAACTCTTGCACTCAAAAGTAACTCCAACGTAGTGGTTACAGAAACAGCTTTATTGAAGTTCGCAGCTGATCAAAATCTTCCTACAGAGGATATAGACGAGATTTATGAGGTTTTAGTAGAAACGTTGAATTAATTAGAACTCAGTACTAATATAATATATAGAAAGTTTTAAAAAGAAAGAAAAGGAGAGAGTATAATGCCAGCAAGCGCATCAAATTCATGGAGATTATCTGTTAAAGAAATAGATAGATCGTCTACCGTTATAGGGGAAGCTGGTTCAATTGGAGCAATGGTTATTAGAGCTCCTAAAGGACCTAAAGTTCCTATAAAAATTAATAAAGGTGAAGAGAAAAGAATTACTGATATTTTTGGTAAGCCAAGCTCAACATATCCTGATATCTGGGAAGCAATTGAATATTGTAAACAAGATGCTCTTTGGATAGCAGCCCCTTATGATGAAAATTCAGGTTCAGAATTAGGTGGGGTTCTTGTTACGGATGCAGGAACAGAAGCTTTAGCAGATGGAGTTGATCCCGACCTCGTATCAAGTTATTCTTTTAATAGTGATAATGAATATTTTGCTCTTTTAGCAAAAAGCCCTTATACAGATGATTTAGCTGTTAAGGTTACGTATAATACAGACACCACCTTCTTCACTATTGCTCTTTACAAAACAGAGGATTCAGGAGTTACTTATAGTTTAGTAGATTCTTATACAGTATCTCTTGTAGAGAACCAAAAGGATGGATTTGGTAAGAACATTTATATCGAAGAAATCTTTGAAGACAATGATTACCTACAAGTAGTAAGAAACTCTACTTACGATATAGGTAATGGGTTTGTTGATGATTCTACTTATGTAGCTTTTGCAGGAGGAGCAAGAGAAGAACCTGAATCAAGTGATCTTGTTGCTTCTTGGGATTATTTCAAACAAATTAGAAAATATGCAGCAGACATTTTTATGGATCCAACCGCTGATCCTTCTGTTGTGACAGCCTTTGATTCTCTTAGAAGTTCATACCAAAAATATTCATTCTATATTATGGCTATGCCATCGGGTGAAAATTCTACTACAGCAATTGCAACTAAAGAAGGCTACGGAGTGAATAATGCTGGATTAGCTTTTTATTGGAATCAGGGTAAAGTAAGAGATACATATAACAATTCAAGTTTCTGGACTTCTTTAATAGGTCGTGTAGGTGTGAAGCTTGCTCAGATGAGTGACATTTACAATGGGGGAGCTCCTGCATGGCAGGATGAAAACAATCATGGTGGTCAGTTAGGTTCAGGAATTATTGAGATGGAGTATGATCCTACAGAAACAGAGCTTGAAGCTCTTGATACTGCTGGAATTAACCCTATTGTTCAATACCCATCTTACGGCACAATGATAGTGTCTCAACGTACAGCACAGAGCCCGAATAACCTTTCTGATAGTTCTTGGATTGCTCATAGAAGACTATTTGATTATATTATTTCAAACGTTATGAACCAAGTTCTTGTGTATCAGATTGTTAAGCTGAATGATGAGTTACACAGAAGACTTGCTGTATCTAAAACTTCTATTATTATGGACCCGATTTTAGCAGAGAACTTACTTGCAGAATATATAGCACAATGCGACACGAACAACAACGATGCCAATACTCTTGCGCAGCGGAAATTCATTCTAACACTTGGTGTTAAGGTAACTCCTTTCTCCGAGACAGTACAATTAGAATTTGTGAATGTGGGTCAAACAGTATCGGTAAGTGAAGTAATAGGCTAATTACTAATATAATAAGGAGACTAAAGAACAATGATTGATAAAATCTATAATGCAGGCGACGATGCGCTTAGCAATTTATTTAACATGTCTATCGACCCTATTCCATACATCGATATAGAACCAACCCTTGTGAGAGTGCAAAGCGTTACTATTCCTGCTACAGGCGTAGAGACATATGAAGTACCGTATAAAGGTGTGTCTATTGTTAAGCCGGGTGGTAAAGTCGATGTACCGAAAGAGTTCAGTTTTGATCTTAGAGTAGATAGAAACTGGTGGATCTATAAAGGGTTGGTGGCTTGGAAGAATGCCGTAGGTGATTCTGCAAGCGGTGTAATTGGACCTGATGGTCCCGCTAACAACAACAGAGCAAACATTACTGTGTGGGCTGTAACTCCTAATGATGATGCTATCCCCGATTTTGGGGCTTGGAGATTCAAGGGTTGTTTTGTTCAGAATGTAGGCGATATTGGATTTGATTACAGTAGTGGCGATCCTATAGTGGTTACTATTACAATGAGTTATCTTACTTTGGATGATTCAGGATTATAAAAAAAGAGAAAGCAATAAAACAAGACGAAATTATTGAGATTCGAGAAGATGTACAAATTGGAGATCATATCCTAGAAGCAAGAGAATTGAACTAGTAATGTAAATGATCAATCCTTGTGATTGATTTTATATATCCCTCCTTTCCTTCTACCCCTCTTTATTGAGGGGTTTTTTATTTTCACTAATATAATAGAGAGGAAAGAAAAGCATGTCAATTACTTTAGACCCTACACAGAGAGAGTATCTAAACCCCAATTTATGGGAAATTATATTTACAGATGTATCACTACCTGTGAACATCCCTCTTCTCAGCAATGAGCTATCTATTAAGTTTCTTGTTTCCAGCACCACTCTTCCTTTTGAGAAGTTTGGCAAGGAGATGCGTAAAACAGGAACTAAACATATTACATCAGTAGAGTTTGTAGATGAGTTTTCTATCACATTTAATGAAACAGAAGATTTAGAGGTTTATACCTTTCTTAAACAATGGAAAGACACTATATACGATGAAACGTTCAAAACGTTTAAGCATGGGGCAAAGCACACAAAGAACGCTATTTTTAATATTCAGAAATATTCACTTCTCTCTGATCTAAGAGCTACGGGCGCTTTACCTTCAGGGGCTGTGAACAGCTTTTTTGCTTCCGATCTTAAATACAGAACTATAAAGACTTTTGAATTCAAGAACATACTATTATTAGGTATAGAAGATTTAGCATGGGACTACCAAGGAACAGGCAATAAACAAATAACAGCTAATTTTTCTGTAGATGAAGTAATAGAAAAATTCTCTTTACCTGCATAAAAATATATACTAACATATAAAGAAACGAAAAATATAAAGGATGAGATGTAATGAGTGATATTTTTGTAGAAGACGAATCTAATGAAGAAGTTGTAGAAAAGAAACAGAGTAAAAAAGCTCCTGCCTCTTATTTAAAAGTCAAACTTAGTAGTAAAGGAAAACTTAATACCCCTTCCACACTTCACGTGCGTAACTATACAGGAGCTGATGCTATGCAACTCGCTCTCGCATCTGAAGAAGATATTCTTGATACTATTCTTCAAGTGTTAGGGGGGATGGTGTGGGAAGATATAGATGTGGCTCACCTACACGAAAAAGAATTAGAAGAAATCTTAATGAATATCTATATCAACTTCTGGAGCTCAACTATCTTAGACTTTCCTTACCCTTACACACAAGAAGAGTTAGAGGAGGTGGAGGAGAACAAAAAAGAAAGAATACAGAGAAACGAATATAGGCCTTCTATCGACATACCTCATTCTCTCTTACAAACTGTTGATTTAGCAGAAGAGTTCAAAGAACCAATCACTATAACAATTAAAGGGGAGAAGGTTGCTTTTCGCCTACCCCGATTACAAGATGTGTTGGATGCAAAGAACGCTGTAGCGGAAATGTATGAAACAGAAGCGATGCAATTTAGTTCTTTTGAAAAAGTTCTTCAACAAAACGCTTCTCTCCCAGAAGATAAACAACAACCAATTACCCCCTCCACCTATAAAGCTTACATTAGTTATCTAAAGAACAGAGGTGTGCAGTTTGAAAGAAGACGACAAGCAAGCACCCTCATAAGCTACAATGGAAAAACTTTAGATAGCTTACAAGATAAGCTTGACGTATACGATACGTTAGATCTGCTTTTTTGGAAACGCTTCAATGAAATAGTAAAGAAGCATGGAGCTTTTGGTCTTGAGAATGATATAGAAGTCACCTCTCCTCTCACCGGAAAAAAAGTAACAAGGAGGTTCCAATTTCGACTCTTGGACTTTATACCGGCCGTGGACGAGGAGGATACTACAGAATATTCTGTTGTTTTTGGGTAACAGTAACTTCTCAGAAACCCATGAAGACTACATGCGCATGCCAGCTCATCTCATACTCGACAGAACGAAATATCTAGAACAGTATTACAAAAAGAAAAATAATGAGATTTTTCCGGGCCTGTAAAAAATTACTAATATAATATAATAGAAACAAAAAAGGTAATGGAAAAGTAATACTATGTCAGATATACCTATTCTAACGAGAGCTAATGAGAGAGTAGATGAGATTAATGCTCTCCTAACCGATGTCAATAAACCTCTATACTTTCTTAAAGATGTGGGAAGTAAAATCTACAAAGAGCTCTCAGAGATAAAAGATCTTCAAAAAGAGGCAGCTCCCGCTAAAGCTCTTCCTGCTGCAAAGAAAGCACAGGCAGAAGACGTAGGAAGAATGTATTCTTTAGATGATAAGTTCTCTCAAATGCTTAGTTTTCTAAGACCTCAAAAGCTATCTCCTAAACGTAATGTCATGCTCAATCACAGCCCAGAGTCAGTGTATATAGCTGACTCCATAACGGGCAAGCTAGATGATGTGGAAGAGGAGAAAGAAAAAGGATTCCTCTCTAAGCTCTTCTCTGGCTCAGGTCTCACTGCAGGAATAGGCGGTATGATGTCAAAACTAGGGCCTATGGCAGCAATTGCTGGGGGGCTCGTTTGGGGGGCTGTAGATGGAATTAAAGGATATTTTGAAGCTGAGAATTGGGGAGTAAGCAAGGTAGCGGGAGCGTTGGGAGGTTTCTTTGCTGGACCGGGCGAAGGAGGTCTCAAAGATGCTTTTAAGAATATGGGTAAATGGGCTCTTATAGGAGCGGGAGTAGGATCTATTGTCCCGGGAATAGGAACTATTGCTGGCGGATTGGTTGGAGCTGCATTTGGCGGTATATTGGGTTTATTTGGAGGAAAGAAAATAGCTCAATCTTTTGATAAGTTAGGGAAGTGGTTTGCAGATATATGGCAATCAGAGTTTATGGGAGGAGTAAGAAACTTCATGAAAGATCTTCCCGCTAACTTAGTAAAAGGTATACAATCTGTTCTCGGTTTTCTTGATAGAGAAATAACTTCTTTTTCATCTGATCCTGGAGCATGGGCTGCGGATAAGTGGAAAGGCATTACAGGAGCTATTGGAGACTTCTTTGGATTTATTGGTTCTTTTATAGGAGAGAGAAAAGAAGCGGCTACAGGATGGATACAAGAAAACCTTATTAACGGGGTGTTTCGTTTCTTTGATAATGTAGGCTCTGGAATTAAGAGAGGAGCAGATGCTGTATGGGGATGGTTACAGAGTAACTTGATTAACCCCATGAAAGATTTCTTTTTTAACATAGGATCATTTTTTGGATTCTTAGGAAGTCTTGATTGGAAAAACCATCCTATAGAAGCTTTCAAAACATTAGCGTTAAGTGGAGGCGGAGGGCTTGCTGCTTATAGACAATCTGAAATAGAACAGAACGTACAAGCTGAAGGGGTGAAGGCTCTTGGAAGAGACTTTGCAAGAATGAGTCCAGCTGATCAGATTAAGGCTCTTCGAGCTGAGGGACTTTACGTAGCAGGGATGAATGAATACACATCGGGCAACGATATGGTTATTCAGCCTAATGGAAAAATGTTTAGAACAGCTCCTGGAGATACTATTGTAGCTACACGCTCTCCAGTAAGAGCGATTAACGATAGTGAGGTAGATGGGGTTATGCAGAGAGCGGAGCAGGATGCATTGAGAGCGGACAAAACAGCTACTATGGTAACATTGCTCCAGCAAGCTGTAGAGAAATTAAGTGGAGAAGGAAGAGTGGAGAATAATATTGTTAATCAAAACTTTACCAGCAAATATACTCCAGCAAACATAATGGATGCACTCGTAATGGGGGTTGAATAAAAGAGAGTTATGAGAATACCATCAGGAAAAAAACTTAGAATAAACAAAAATGGATCTCCAGTGGTACCTGGAGTTCCTATGATATTAGAGGAAGATATTACGTTATCTCTTTCTTCGGAATTCAGCCCTCTCTTTGGAGGTGGCGATAACAAGATACTACGTATTTTAGAGACATCGGGGAGGATATCTAAAGGAGCTTTTGGAGTAGGCTTTTCTACAAAGTTCAAACAGTTCGGCCTGCAGGTGTGGAGAAGCACTGACCCTCTCTCCTTCCAAGCCACCGTAGGTTTCTATGTGAATAAGGAAAGAGCGGATGCTTTCAATCAAGTGTATAAACCTATTATGACTCTCGCGCAAATTCCTCTCCCAGACGCTCTTGCAAGCGGTATTCTGGTACCTCCTGGACCTACAGAAGTTGATCTTATTGATAAATCTCAAAATGATATTTATTCTTTAGAGATAGGGTCTATGCTAAGAATTGATCAAATTATTATAAAGAAAGCAGAACCCACGCTATCTACTGAAACAGATAATTTTGGATATCCGATATGGGGTAAGATAGCCCTAGATATTCAATCAGTATTCACAGCAACAAAGAACTTAGTGGATCCTGGTAGATTTGCTGGATTCGACGGATCAGTATAAAAAGGATTAGACAATGAGAAGTAGATACGATTTAGCACAAGAAGCTTCAGTAAAGGGAGAAGACGGTACATATTATAAAGATATTTTTACTATTCCTACTCAAGACTTTATTGCAACAGAACCAGGAGAAGAGTATCAACTCTCCGCTGATAACATAAAAAGACCTGACATTATGATGTTAGAGAAATATAGAATAGCAGAGCTAGATGATATTGTATTTTGGTTCAATAACATAGGGTTTATTTATGATGAAGAGCCTGGAAAACAGATTGTACTTCCTTCTCTTGCAAATCTAGAAAAGTTCTATTACGATAAGAGAGTTTAAGTGGCAAGCATAGAGTACTATACAACAAACATTCAATTCAATGGGCAGAAGGTGGATCTCAATCCTTCTCTCTACTCCTTTGCTATTTCCGATAGCATTTACTCACTCTATGCATCTGGTTTTTTTACTCTTCAAGACGAGACGGGGTTTTTACAAGAGTATCTTACCACCACTCCCGGACAAGAATTAGGAATAGAGTTTGGAGCTGAGAATACAAACATTAAAGCTCCTTATACATTAATAAGTGATAGGGTGGAGGAGATTACACATCCTGGTCTATTGAATGGGCCGGTGGAGGTGAGTTTGCTTCACGCTTGGTTTAGTGCTCAGCAAGTACGCAGTACCGCTTACAAAGATAAGATAGCTAATGTAGTGAAAAAATTAGTATCAAGATTTAATTTTTCAGGGGTAGATATAGATGATACGGGAAACAATGACTATTGGTATCAACCGCTTATTACAGATGCTAAGTTTCTTAATGACATTCTTCTTCCTTATGCTTACGCTGTCAATAGTGACAATACTCCTTTTTATTCTTTTGTTACCACTGACAATATATTCCATTTTAAGCACTATAAGAGCCTTCTTAACCAATCGATTGCTTCCACTATAGATTATAAGGTGGAGATGGGGACAAAGAAAGAAAGAAAACAGAGTGACACATATAAGAAGACGCAAGAAATAAAACGCTACACAACAAGCTTAAAAGATATTTGGAAGTATAAAAACAGGGAGATTTATTCTATAAGCAGAAGCGATGGGTCGTTAATAGCAGTAGAAGATCTTATTACCTCTCATCCACCTGCCTCTAACCTCTCTCTTCCTATAGCGGGGGATGCATCCACTCAAACAGGCTTTCTTTATGTAGGAAAAGAAAAAGAAGATCCGGGAACAAAAGAGAACTTAAAAGGGTGGCAGATCAATGAAGGGAAGAAGAGCATGTTTACAGATAGGTTTATATGCTTACTACCTTTTCACCCTAAGCTTCAATCAGGTAAGGCTATTCAGCTGAATATATTTATTGGAAGTGGAAATCAAACGCAATTATCAAAAAGATATTCAGGAAAGTATATTATAGAAAATTGTGATCATGTTTGGAATGGCGAAGAGAATCAAGGTTATACTAAAATAATAGTAGGAAGAAAGTATGTACAAATTCCTAACACATATAACCTAAAGGCAACACTACTATGATGAATGACTTATTGCTAAGATATGCGACAGTAATAGATAAGAGCGACCCAGATGAGAAAGGAAGAATACAAGTGCGTATTCTTCCTGAGCTTAAAGATGTTAAAGAATCTCTTCTTCCGTGGGCTGATCCGTACGTGGTGGGCTCCGATAGCACTAACGTGTCTATGCATCTTCCAGAGGAGGGGCAGACAGTTAAAGTACTAGTAGATAAGCTCTTCAAGTATTTTTACTATATTGGAGGGGCTTATTTAGATGAATTGTTCGATTATGAAGGAATAGAGAGTTCATTAAGTTCTGTTGCTGAATTATCTTCTTCCTCATACCCTGACATTAACTTTAAGCTGTTGAGTGATGGTACGGTATTTTTTCACAATGCAGTAAATGGTGATGTAGGTATTATTCAAAGTACAGGAACCTATTTAGTGGTTAACGATGCTGGAGAAATATATCTTAACGTAAATGGAACAGTACTAAGTATAGTAGACGGAGCAGTGAACTTAGAATCAGATGCAATAACGTTAGCGGGGGAGAGCGATAATGCAGTGCTTTGGACACAGCTTAACACCTCATTACAACAACTAATAACTACTCTTTCTACACATACGCATACTGATCCTTTATCAGGTTCAACAGGACCCCCTGCTTCTGCTATTACGCTTGATATAAGCGGAGCAAAATCAACAAAGGTCAAAATTGGAGGATAATAATATATGGCTTCAGGTTTACTAGCTGATGAAGTAATTGCACTACAAATAGCTAATACAGGAATATCGGGGAATAAAGACGATCTTCGCAACGTTACTGATCCAATTGAAGACTGGGTTGCTGCATATGGAGGTGGGCTTGTATTATCTCATGATTGGGATGGAACATCTCTTAGTGTTCAAAATACAGGAGGATCGTGGGGGCCGTATGTTGATTTAAAAGGGGATACGGGGGATACAGGGCCTGCCGGTCCTCAAGGTCCCCAAGGTCCCCAAGGAGAAAAAGGCGATACAGGAGATGAAGGACCGGAGGGGCCTCCCGGACCTGTTGTTATTGATTATGAAATTGATGGCTCTCTTTTTAGGTTTGAAAGTTATTTAGGTACATGGGGACCTTGGATTGATATAAGCGGTCCGGCTGGCACCGACGGAGCAGATGGAGAGGACGGAGCTCCAGGAGAACCCCCTGAGCATGAATGGAGTGGAACTCAATTAAGATTTGAAAACCCTAATGGAAGTTGGGGTAGCTATGTTGATCTGCAAGGTCCAGCAGGGCCACAAGGAGATCCGGGGCCAGCAGGTGCTGATGGAGCTGATGGAGCTGACGGGGCCGATGGAACTGATGGAGAAGATGGTATTGCTATAGCTTGGGAAGTTGGTGTGACCTATGATGAAAGAGCTGTAGTAACGTATGATAATAAATATTATGTAAGTCTTGTAGATAGCAATACAGGAAATACCCCTGATAGCTCTCCTACATACTGGACAGAGTATCTTTTTCCTGAACCCTCAGAAGAACTTCCTCTTGGTACTATTGCTTTTTGGGATAAATCACTTGAAGCAAAAATTAAAACCGTTAAAGCTACAGGAAGAAGAACAAATAGCTCAACAAGTACCAAACTAGTTGATTCCGATGCAACATTTAGCACTGATGGAATAAGTGCTGGAGATATTCTTTGGACTACAGAATGGCCAACTCTTGAATTTGATGGTACAGATGACTTAATAGACACTGGAGTTTCTAATAGTATTTTTACGACATATGATGGTGATAGTGGCTTTACTATTGAAGCTCTTATAAAGATTACTGACAGTACTTCTGTAAACCCGGATATAGATAATAGAATTTTTACTATTTTTAAAGCTTCAAACTCTACTATTTTTTCAGTAGGTGTTCACGGAAATGTAGTTAAAACTATGTCATGGGATGGATCAACACATTACTATGAAACAGGCAGTACATTATCTGATGATACTATTTATCGCCTCTCTGTTACGTATAATGCTAGTTCATTAAAAGTATATGTTAATGGTGTAGAGGATATTTCTTCAGCTATTGATATTGATTTTGGAACTACGTATGGAAATCTAACTATTGGAGGCTTCGGAACAGGAGCAGATAATAGAAGTTTTAACGGTATTATCAGTGACTTTCGAGTGTGGGATGGAGTACAAACACCTTCTTCTATGTTTGAAAGGTTAGAAGGAACAGAAACCGATCTTGATTATTATTGGAAGATAGATGATGGAACAGGAACCACCATATCAGCTACTACAGGAGGAACCGATGGTACTTCTTCCGGGCCTTCCTGGACAATGGAGGAAACCCTAACTGTTCCTAGTACTGTTGTATCGGTTGACAGTGAAACTCAAATAACCCTCGATTATGAACCATTAGTAGGCTTCTTTTTTACTTATACAATTTATGAAGAACCTGATGTTCAGCCTGGTTGGATTGAAATGGACGGTTCTGTTATTAATGATTCGGAATCTCCTTTTGATGGACTTACTGTTGAGGATATAATAGGGGAAGAAAGATTTATACGAGCAAGAAGCACAGCGGGTAGATTGCAGAGTCATGCATTTCAAGGTCACGATTGGCGCTTGTTTAATAAGGTTGGTGGGACAGCAGGAGGAACCTTTGATCAAGACGATGTGCCCGTAACTCAAGACGATAATACAACAGATGACGCATATATACTTAGAGGACTTCCTCCAAGTACTAATGCAGCTGATTGGGGTAAAACAGGATCTGCTCCTATCGAGGATGAGTTTGGAAACGGTGCCCCTCAAACTGCTGAAGAAACTCGGCCTATTAACATCTCAGCAATACCCATTCTCAAAATTAAATTAGGAACACAAACTAAGCTTGCTCAATACTATAGAATAGACGGTACTTCTTTTCATACACTTTCACTTCTTACATCTCTCTCTGATCCTGATAAATTAGTTATCTATGATGAAAGTACAGGATTGTATAAAGCAGTAGAGATTGATACCTTTTATGAATATCTTAACCCTAGAACTCTTAAAGACAAATATACAACAGGATGGGTGGCTTGTAGTGATTGGACGGATCAGTATTTGGGGGATTCACTAGGAAGCTCAGTCTCTCATGGTCTTAATCTTGCTCTTGAAGATCTGGATATTCAAGTATTCATAAAAGATGGAAACGATTTTATATTTAAGGCTTCAGAGGGACAAGGAGCGAATGCTGAAAACTTAGGTTGGCAACCATATTATGTCGACAATAATACTATTAGGATTAGAACAGCTACAAATGGTATAGGAAGAATTGAAACAGAGAGTGATAGCGCAAATGTAGCCCCTCTCTCCACAGAAGCTTATTGGTATAATGTAGTTATTCGCCCCAAAACATATCGAGGTGTGAAGGGAGATACGGGAGCGCAAGGACCGGCTGGACCGCAAGGCGACGATGGAGAAAGTATTATTGGGTTTGCTTCTCAATGGAGTGCTCTAATTGCTTATTCTGAAGATGCTATTGTAGAACATAATGGTGTGTTATATAAAGCTACAGAAGCTACTACAGCAGGGGATGAGCCCGGAGTTTCTTCTAAATGGACTGAATACAGTATATCAGAAAGAGGAGAAGAGCTCCCTCTTGGATCGATTATATATTGGGATAAGAGCTTTGAAGCTAAAAGTAAAGTAGTTAAAGAAAGTGGTATAAGAGATACAGGATCAGCTTCAGCAAAAATAACCGATTCTTCTGCTACCTTTGAAAGTACTAATGTAGAAATTGGTGATATTGTATGGTTAAAGATTGATGCTAATAGCGTTGCTGTGGATAGAGAGGCTTATTATACAGCAGACGGTGATGCTAATGATTCAAGCGGTAATGGATACAATGCCTCCATAGAGAATGATATTACGTATATTGAATATGAGAATGATCTTTCTGCTGTATTTGATGGTGTTGATGGTTGGATACAGCCTGGAAATGCTTTTTATAATAATACACGTTATGAAGGAACACTTTCTGTTTGGGTTACTCCTCGTGTTACCCAAGAAGCATTTCTATTTTTCACCGAAGACGCAAGAGATAGAGTATTAGCTATTCATGACGGAAAATTCTCATTTGGTATTTACACAAACGCAGGATGGAAAATGGTAGAAGGAGGCTCTGTAGTTGCAGGAACAGAATACCATGTTGTTGCTACTTGGAGTGAGACTACTGATGAAATTAAGCTTTATATTGATGGCTCACTTGTTAATACCACATCTACTGGAACTATAGGCACGGCGGGAGCTGATAATACAGATAACTATATCGGTAGAACGTATATGTCTTCCAGTCTGTTTGATGCTGGAGAGCCATATAATGGGTCTACTTTTGAGAATTATTTTGATGGTGAGATGAATGAAATTCGTATCTTCTCCTTTGCCCATGATTTTACTACTATTACTTCTTTGTATAATAGAGAGGATGTAACTTCTTATCTTGAAGCTTGGATACCTCTTAATGGCTCTGCTCTTGATATGAGTGATAATGAAATAGGGGGAACACTTAACGGAGGAGTTACTTGGAGTGATACTGGTTCTGGTACTGAAGCATTTTACTTTGATGGCGATGAAGCTTATATAGAATTATTAGATGCTACAGATGCAGGAAACGCTTTTGGAACAGGTTCAGGTAAATTCTCTGCTGCTCTTTGGTTTAAATCTACTACTCAAAGTGGAGATGCAAATGCAAGAATTATTTCTAGAGATGTTAGTGATTATTGGGATATTGAAGTTCATCAAGGAGAAGGGCCAGATCAAACTGTTGAGTTTAATATGGCATCAACTCTAGAAGAGTCAGTAGACGTTGCTGTTAACCAATGGCATCATGTAGCTTTTACAGTAGATAACGCCACCGATGCTTATAAATTCTGGGTGAATGGTGTATTGATAGGATCAGGAACAGGGGCTGCAATGACAGGCTCCTCTCGTCCTATTGTTCTTGGGCATAACACAGAAGCCACAGTTACACCAGGAACTGATCCTTTTATGGGAATGATAAGAGAAGTTGCTCTATATGATAGAGAAATAACTGATGAAGAAGTGGCTTATTTAGCTCTTGACACCATTTATGAATACCCAGCTACTGTTACGGTTATTACCTCTGAAACAGAGATTGGGCTTGATTATGAGCCTTCTTTTGATACTACCGCACCTTTTTCTTATAAAGTGTATACTGCTCCCGATGTTCAGCCTGGCTGGATGGAACTAGATGGCTCAGTTATAGAGGATGTTGATTCCCCTTTTTATGGTGAAACCCTCATTGATATGATAGGTGAAGAGAGATTTATCAGGGCACGGCAAACAGCAGGTAGATTGCAAGCTGAGTCAGTTAACAATTTATATCAAGTTAAAAACCTTCGACCTGGAGCAGACGGTGATGATGAAATCACCATACCAGATGATGGAACTTATAGCGATGATATAACACTGTACGCAGGCGGGTCAACGCGACATCTTCAATTTAAGCATGAAGGTGTAGATACGTACCCAATAAACATCTCAGCTATTCCTCTTATTAAGATTAAAAATTCTGTAGATACTGCTCTTGCCACTTATTATGAAATTACAAGTGATGGGTCAGAGTTTAAAAACCTTTCTTCTATTGGATCTTTAAGTTCTAATGATAAATTCGCTGTATGGGATGCAT